GTCTATGTGGACGAGCTTTTGCAGAATTATTTCCCGCCCGCTTTTGGGCTGATAACGGGAATTGCTGACGCATAAGGAGCGTCCATGACGCATCAAAACGAGGCTTCCGACCTGTGCCTCCTGGAGGACGTAAGAAATTACGTCTTCCGGGGCGGCGGGAATGCCACCAAGACGGATGACGACCTTTTACAAAGATTGATCACGGCGTCGTCGGAGTGGATCAGGAAAGAGGCCCGGACAAACTTTGATAAGCGGACCTACACGGAGATCCGCAGCGGGCACGGGGGAAGGATTCTATTTTTCAAGTATCCACCCGTTTCGGCCGTAACTTCCCTTTACATCAACGGGATTTTGCAGACTCAGATTACTTCCTCTCCGGCGGATTATGACAAGGCGGGATATTTTTTCACATCGGATCATATCGCAATTCGGGGAGATTGTTTTCATCGGGGCCGTGACAATATCCAGGTGACTTATACCGGGAGCGACTACACGGCGGATGCGACCGCGCTGGCGGATCTTGAACAGACCTGCGTTGAAGCGGTAGCCTGGGCATATCGGGAGATCGATCGCCTTGGGCAAAGGAGCAAATCCCTCGCCGGCGAAGTCGTATCCTTTGATATGGGCGCATTGAGCGAGCGAGCGCAACGGGTTATTCAGCGATACACGAGGGTCATTCCAATATGATTAAGTTCGCGATCGTTGGTGATCCCCATGCGGTCCCGGCTTTCATTCAACGGAAGTTTCCCGAGGTGCGAACTGCGATCGGGGTTTCAATGGGGCGGCTCGTTCTAAGGTTGCAGCGGAAGATTAAAGAGGAAAAACTTAGCGGCCAGGTTTTGCAAACGCGGACGGGGACTTTGAGGCGGAGCATTTCTTCAATGGTCGAACAGGGCCCGGGCCCCATGATTATCACCGGCACGGTCGGCACAAACAAGATTTATGCGGCGGCTCACGAGTACGGAGTCACGACGAAGGCGCACGATATTTTCCCAAAAAAAGGGAAGGCCCTTGCTTGGATAAAAAAAGGATTCGAATTGGGCGAATACGCAGCAAGGGGAAAAGGCAAAATTTTTAAAGTCACGGGTGAATGGACCAAAAAAGGCGGAAAGGCATTGGGAGGGATGGGAGCGTTGACGTATGCGAAGCACGTTAAACACCCGGGATCGCGCATCCCGGAGCGATCATTTATGCGGACAGCCCTTAACGAGATGGCCCCGGAGATCAGGCGGGAATTCGAGGAAGTCGTTTTCGGAGTTTTCAAAACGTGATTAATCGCGAACCGATTTATCTGGCCTTATATAACCTCTTATTGGGATTGGTCGAAAGTGAATCGATTAAGACGGCGAGTAGACGATTAAAACATTGGTCGGATACTCCGCCCCCCGAGCAGCCAGCCATTTTTCAGATTCAGAAAGGGGAAGATCCGGGACAGGTCCGAATGCTTCCGACCAAATGGAAATTGGATGTTGACCTTTACGTTTACGTGAACAGTGGGGATGATCCGAGCGCAGCGGCGGCGGAATTATTAAATCCGATTTTGGATGATTTGGAATCCTTATTTCCAACGAGTGATGAGGACGGGCCAATTCAAACCCTCGGTGGTCTGGTTTCTCATTGCTGGATATCGGGCAGAATAGAGACGGCGGAGGGAGTTTTAGGGCAGCAGGAAGTAGCAATCGTACCGATTGAAATTCTAGTAACCTAAAGGGGGTGTGAGATGCAAACACTTTTTGGATCAGGGGTTATGTGGGCAGTCCCGATGATCAACCTGGCGGGGAATAACGTGGCGACTCCTACGCCAATTCCATTCGGGGCGATGCAGGAAGCGACGGTCGATTTTTCGTTTGGGAAAAAGGAGCTTTACGGCCTGAGCGTTTTCCCCATTGATGTAGCCCGTGCAACCGGGAAGATCGACATAAAAGCCAAAATGGCGAGATTCCAGGCGCTTCTTTTTAATCAACTCTTCGGCGAAACTCCGAACGCCAATGAATTGAAGGTCGCCTATCAGGAGGCCCTAAGCGTAAGCGCCAACAATGCCACTGTTGCAGCGGGCGCGAATTTCTCTCTCGACCTGGGCGTATGGTACGCAAATAATATGATGCCCCTCACCCGTGCCGCTAATGTGAGCGCAGGGAATTACGTCGTGGGGGCCAATGGAAATTACAGTTTTAATGAATCAAACAACACCGCGATTCTGATCAGCTACGCTTTTACCGGCGCCAACTCAAACGGAAGCAATTTCACCATCAACAATCAGCTTCTGGGGCTTTCGCCTTTCTTCAAAGTGGTCCTGAATCAGAACAGGCGCGCGAGGCACATGACTTTGGTTCTCAATCGTTGCGTCGCGACAAAGATCGGGATAGGGACAAAATTGGAAGATTTCAATATTCCCGATTTTGAAGCCAGCGCAATGGCGGATGACGCCGGTGTCGTGGGCACATGGTCCTTTAACGAAGCGTATTAAACGGCATAGAGGGAGGCGATATGCCCGATTATGAAGGAGTCCCGGTAAAGATGGGGGGGCGGGAGTTCATCGTCCCGCCCCTAAATTTCAGATCGCTTAAAAAATTCCTTCCTATCATCCAAACCTTACAGAATGAAAGCGATCCATTGAAGATGATGGATATCTACGTTGACATTCTGCACGCGGCATTTTCCCGAAATTATCCAGAATTAAAAAAAGAAGAACTCGAAGAACTCCTGGACTTCGGGAATGCACGAGAAGTTTTTCAGGCAATCATGGGGGCATCGGGTTTGAAGACGGGGGAAAAACAGGCGGGGAACGGCCTGACTGGGATGGGATCTACTCCCACCTGAGTGCCTCCCTCGGGTGGACGTGGGAATATATAGACCATTTCATGACCCTTCCCCGCCTGTATTCTTTGTCAAGTTATTGGCTAAAGCATCCGCCGACGCATTTGTTGGTAGCAGGATTTTTCGGATATAAGGCGCGAGAAATCGAAGAGGGGAAAGAAGAGGCAAGCCTTGACGATTTGATCGGGGCTTTTAGAGATGCAGGATTAGCGGAGAAAAAATAATGCCCGAGAGCGAACTGAAAACTAAGATCACGACCGATATCACCGGACTCAGAGAAGGGACCGAGGCGGCCTCGTCTCAATTCCGAAAGATCGGCGATCAGATCAAAGGCTCGTTTTCTCAATTGAATTCCCACGTTTCAAATCAGATGAAACAACTCTCTTCGGGATTTACCAGCGCCATCGGCGGCATGATGTCTTTGGGGACGATCTTCGGGAGCGCGATCGCTGGGATTCTCTCGTATGGGGCGATGAAAGGCGCGATTGATTCAACTTTAGCCTGGGGAAGAGGCGTCCATGATTTACAAGAGGCAATGGGCATGGCATCACCGGCGGCAACGAATCTGGCGGTTGCTCTGCGGATGATCGGGGTGAGCACAGAGACTTATATCTCAGCAAATATGCGACTGGGTATGAGATTGAAGGCGAACGAGGATGCACTTGTCCAGATCGGGGTTAAGACAAGAGACGTAAACGGGGCGCTTTTAAGTCAGAAGGAAATTTTCGATAGCGCGATATCTGCGATGATGAGTTACAAGGAAGGAGCAGACCGGAATCAGTTTGCCCTTTATGCCTTTGGCAGAAATGCCCAACAAGTCTATGACTTCATGAAACTGAATAACGAAGTCATGGCAAGGGCGGCAGCGATCGCTGAGCAGTTTGGTTTATCGTTGGACATTGAAAAGCTGAAAATGTATGGGCGAGAAATAAACGTCATGAATTTGTTTTTCGAGGCAGTCAAGATCAAGGTCGGCGCAGAATTAATCCCAGAGCTCGTCAGGTTGGGCGGATGGTTTGGAGAGGTTGGGCCGACGGTCATTTCTGTGACAGTGACGGCGGTAAAGATTTTGATTGGCATCTTCGATACGTTGATTACTGGAGTCCGGCAGACTGCCATTTTTATTCAGACCTCTTTTTTGCAAACGGCGGATATTCTCGCGGGCGTGGCGACCTCAATATATTTCGGCCTGGGTGGAGCATTCAATTTTATAAACAACGCAGCGAATGAACTTTGGATAGCGGTCAGCGCGGCTTTCACTCAGATAGGCGGGATTGTCGGGAGTGTTGCGGCGGCCGTTTATTTCCTGGCCCAAGGGGAATTCAAGTTGGCTTGGGATGCGATTGTCGATGGCGTGACCGATGCAGGGAGGATAGGGGGGCAAGCCCTTATCGACCTGGAAAAGAATGCGGCTAAAACGGGAAGTCAATTAAAAGCAGACTTTGGGGCAGCATGGGGGGGATTGAAGGATGGATTTAAGGATGCCGAGAAAGCGGGAATTGACGGTTTTGCACGGATCGGCAAATTAGGCGATGAATGGGCAAAAAGAATGAAAGGTCTTTTTGCAACGACTAAGGGGACGCTGGCGGCTCCGGTTGGGGGAGGTGAAGAGAAGGCAAAGGGAACGAAGGAATTTGTCGAACCGGAAATGACTTCCCGGGTTGTGAGATGGAAAGAGGCATTAGACCAGATCAAGATTGACGAGAATGCTTTTTTCAATTTTAGCATCGATCGAGAAAAATCCTACTGGCTGGAGAAATTAGAATTAGTCAAGGGGAACACGCGCAGAGACCAAGATGATCGGAAAGCGATTCGAGCAATTATTTTTGATTTGGAAAAGAAGTCAGTTAAGGATTTGTTGGATATTGACATCGCAAAATACCGCCAAATGCAGGAGGACGAAAAAACCAGCGGCGTCGAGCGAATCAAAATTGAAGATATGATTTTAAAGCGGCTGGCTGAGATTTATGGGAAAGATAGCGTCGAGTTTCAAAGGGGGATCTTGGAAAAAATGAAGATGCTTGACGCTTACGATAAGAGCGAAAAGGAATTGGTCGGCAAGGCGATTGAGGGCGATGTCAAAGCCTATGACGCGAGCGTGGAGGCAAAGAGAGCGGAAATTAACCAGAAGCATGAGTTAGGTTTGATCTCCGCGGCGGAAATGGTCGGCTTGGAAAGAGACGTCGTGACTGAGCGGTTTTTTACGGAAATGGATGCCCTGAACCGGCTGGGCATGCTTTGGGGAGAATATCCGGAAAAATACGCCGAGGTCATGGAGCGGATCAAGCTCCTCAAAGAGAAATACAATGCCGACATGAGAATGAGCGATATCAAATTGGTGGACGAATCAAAAAAGACCTGGGATAAATATTTGCAGCCGATTTCAAGTGCGTTTAGCA